TCATTCCTCTTTCTTTTCCTCTTTCTGTGGAGTACCACGTTTGGCCTTTGGTAAGTTTCCAAGATCAACACCGTCTATTACAGTGAATCCTCCCTTTTCTTTGAACATCTTGATATCTGCTTCATTTTTTACTTCAGCTTCCCTACCTGGAGCATTGAATCTGTATCTAAGGCCCGATACCCCTTCATAACTGTAAAATGTTTCAGGTCCGTTATATCTCACTTTTGTCATCTAATCCCCTCTAAAAAATAAAAAAGAGGATTATGCTAATCCTCTAATCTTTCCCTGTGCAGCAAATCTGTCACACCAGATTTCTCCAATCCAGGAGAAGACTCCTTCAGTTCCAAACTTGTTTTGGATAAATGGATCGGATGTTTCAATGTATGTGATTGGCTTCAAGTTTTCAAGTGAGAGATGGTCTAGATCTAGAATGTAAATCCTTGAAATGGTATCTTTGACAACATTGTTGGATCTAATGATAGGTATTCCGTTGAAAGTTGCAACTGGAATTCCGGCTTCCTTACCTCTTACCTTGATACCATTAACGTTGAACTCAACATATGCGTCAGGAGTGTAGACTTCTTTTGGCCTTTCTAGCTTGTTGATTCTTGCAGCGGTATCGTATCCTGTCAAAATGACTTTGTTCTTGCTTGAGTCCCAATATGGCTCACATGCAGCAATTACATCGTCAATCATAGAAAGTGTGAGAGTTCTGTCTGTTTCAGTTCCAGATGATCCACCGTGGGAAACTTGAGCATCGGTCCATGTTGCCCCGGCATCTCTATCAATGCCGTAAACGTCTGCTTCGTTAGTTGTGAGTTCTGTACCATCAAGTTCATCTTTTGATGCAATAATCCTATCAAGAGGTGTGATAATTGTTCCATCTGTTGCAGCGCCATCAGCGTCTGCAAGTATGTTCCTGTTCAAAGTGTTCTTGAATTCTGCAGCTGTGAAGTTGATGATGTCCACCCACTTGGCAGTATCATCTTTGCCCTCCAGGAGCCTTTCAATTTCGGACATGTTTGTTGATCTTGCAACTGTGTGTGGCGAGACTGTTACCTCTGCGAAAGTTGGCTTTTTAGTGTCAGGTATTGCGCCTGTTTCAGTTACATCTCCACCAGTGGTCTGTCCTGCGGCAGTCAGTGCCCTGTAGCCTGACTTTGCCCATGCCCTCTTTGGAAGGAGGGAAAACGCATTTGATTCTAGAACGACCTGAGAGTTTAGCGTTGCGCCAAATAGAATATTTCTAATCCCCGTAGTAGATGTGATAATTGGGGCGTCTTCTTTCTGTATAAGGAAGTTGTCTATCTCCTCATCAAGTTCACTCATGCTCTTTGTTTTCTGGAGGACTTTGACATCAAAGCCAGAATCCTTGAGTGGTTGCCAGTAATAATAATCTAACATTGCCTCATAACTTTTAAAAAATGGTGCTGTCATATTTTTCACCTTAGCTCAATTTTTGCAAGTGTTGCGGTAAGCTCTTCAGTTGTTGGCTCTTTTACCTCAACATCTTTTGACTTCTGGACTGCGGTAAACTCTGCTTTGAGTTCTTCCCTGATTTCGTCCTTCATCTTTGTCATATCGACCGTGATACCTTCGGGCTTTTTTTCTTCAGGTTTCTTGGCCTCTTTTTCGATCTTTGGATCTTCTTCTTTTCTTTCGAACTGCTTTTTCATAAGCACTGTAAGTTCGTTTATCTTTGCAAAGGTCTCGTCCTTGTATGCCTCAAAATCTGCTTTTGTGAGGAATTCAGGAACGGGAACTTTTTCATCTATCTTTTCAATAGGTTTTTCTTCGGTCATTTTATCATCTCGTTTGATAATTTCAAATTGTGCCGCAGGATTGGCTCCTTTTTGGCAAATTGTAACTGCTGAGAGATTGATATCGGAAACTAATCTCCCACAATACTCTTCTTTTGTGCATGGCCTTGCAGCAAGAATATTTCCTGTGATAGAATAATTCTTGTATTGGCCTTGCTTGATCTTCTTTATCATACGGGTGCAATACTCGGTATCGTCCCATATTTTTGCAAGGACAAAAAGCGCCTCTTTGTTTTCAACTAATCCAGGATACTTCACAAGTTCATGAGGGTAAGGCAGCCTGACTTCAGTTTTGAATAGCGTGCCATTGACTTCTGTAGCTTCAAGTATTTCGCCAACAATGTGATCAGAATGATCCACAGTGAGTCTCGCCCTCCTCAATAGCTGAGGTAAGGCCTTCCTGACCGCATCAATCTTTACAATATCGCCTTGTGTATCCAGTATTTCCATAGAGGCGGGTCCAAAAATATACACTTCTTTTTTGTTGCTGTTATCAATCTTTGCAAACTCGCCTTCAAAAGTGAACATAGTTATCCCTTCTTATCAAAATAATTCAATAATTTAGTTTGGAGTCGCTTGGTCATCATTTCAAGTTCTTCCATTGCAGAATTATACAAGAACATGGTCCGCTTCATTGGCCTTGTCATTTCAACACCAAGCGGAGGGGGCTCAACATATTTTGCGTACTCAACATTTGCAACTTCACCGGTGACTGGATTAGGCAGTGTCGTTGTATCTGTAAATACTGTTATTTTGAAATCTGTTTCTTTCTTTGGGAAGGTAGATTGTTTTAGATTTCCAGTTTGGTAAGGCGCTCTTGCCTTGGCCTTATTTACTGTTTTTAGCGCCCAATCTGCAAACTCAGCATTGATTATATCTCTAAATTCAGGGGGGGCCTTTGCCAAAATAGTCTTTATAGGCTCCGTCTGGATATCAAGTTTGAAATCTATCATATTCCTAATGCTTCATTTGAATTATCATACTCTGGCAAAGGTTTGTATTTTATGCCATTATCGCCAGGGTATGGCTTTGTGTGGAATACTTGTAACACCCATATTTCATGGGGTATGCCTTCAGGGAAAGCATTACACTTTTTGTCTTTGCGGTAATGGGTACACATAAGGCATAGATTAATCCCTCTTGTAATGCCTTCACCGGCAACAAACCTGTTATTTGGATCTGTTTCTTCAATCATGCATGCTCCCCAAGTAATCAACATCATATATTTTAATCTTTAAATTTCTTGCCGTTTCCATATCCAACCCATCGTCATATAAGAACTTGATTTCATCTGCAGTTGGAGGTCTTGTGCTAACGTTGTTAATATGAAACATTGAGCCATCTTGCAATATAACTTCGCTTTGTGTATATGCATATGAATTACCAATAAATATGACTTTTGTCCCCCTTGGAACGTGAATTTTTAGTAATGTGATACTGTTATCATCATAATCCATATATGCATGGCCAAAGCCAAGTGCAACTTTAGTGTCTTTGCTTGTGCTGATAAATCCTTTGTCATCGAAAATATCCTTTAGTTCAGGATCATCTGGATCTAAAATATGCTCTAAGATATCCTTCTCTTGCAATCCCCTCCATAGTATAACATCATCTTCATTTATGGTGTTGCCAGGAAGGTTGAATAGTCTCCTCATTGCTTCAATGACTTTTTTAGTCCTCTCAATTACGCTTGTATAAGTGATTCTCTTTGCGTAATCTAATGGGTGCCTCAATATAGTGTTGACATAATAAGAAGTTGAAGAATATTCCCAGAGCGCATTTTGAAACTCTTCTGTGAAATCCTTCCTTTGCTCGGCGTTGATAGCATCCCAAGGTCTTTCAGATTCAGCGTATTGTGTTTCACGGATTTTGATATCTTCTCTTGCGTCCCACCCTTCATCCTTCATGCTTTGTGTTCTAAATTCATAATAACACCTACAATGCGGATGCAAGGGAATATTTTGGCCGGCTTGAGGGATATCGTCAATTGGTATCCACCCCTCCAGGAAGGCCTCGGCGCAATGCTCACAGTTTAGGCCATCGTCCTGGAAGATCCAACGCTTTTCAATAGCACCAAGTTCTTTTGCAGCTTCTGTTCCGGCTTCAATGAAGATCCTTGTTCCTTCAGTTCGGGCTACCATCTTCCAATAATAGCTATCCCTGGTCTGGAAATACTTTTTGAGCCTACGAGAAACGGTCTGCCAATTGTAGCCTCTTGCAGCTTCTTCATCGATGATCTGGAAGATCTTCGCCTTTTCCCTATCACTCCAAGACTTGAAATAAGGTGTTTCATACTTTCCCATAAACTCTTGCATGTGGGCCAAAGCATAAGGATCGGGGCTATCTAATGCAGCTTTTTGGAACAGCTTTGTATATTCGCTTGTGATCTTACGATAAGATTCAAGATACAAAGGGAATAAATAATGCCGGAGGGTAACATCAAGTGCTTTTGCCGTGTCAACAACTTCAGATTCAATCTCTTGGATCAATCTGCTCCGGTCTGCATGAATATTATAAGTTTCAAAAACATTGTTAATATTTTGTTCATATCTTTTTGCAACAGCAGCCATAATTTTTTCAGGCTCATCCATGAAGTTATCAGGGATATATGCATGCCATTGCCTTTGTGATTTTGCTAATTTAGAATTAGTATTTTCCTCATATTCTGCTAATTGGGAATTAGCATCTTTTTTTGGATCTTCCGGCTCCTTTTCAATTTTTTTTGGGGGCTTCAAAGTGCCATCATCATTAAATTCGACTTCATAACCAGCATGTGCATAAATTGCAACTGTTTCGGCCCTAATCTTTTCTATCTCTGCGTCTTCACGATCATCGGCAATTTCAACTTCTTCAAAGTCAAAATACCAATCAGTTATGCCAAGCTGCTCCATCAAAACGGTGTTCACTGGCTCAGTTACAACTTTCATCCAAGCTTTTGTCGTGTCATGCTGGACCTCTATTTGGAGTCCTGGATTGTTTCCGGCCTTCCCGCTCTCAACAGACCCTGCAAAAACTGGCATTACGCCGTGACATGAAAAGACTAAATCGCGGTAGTATTTGTGCCACTCGATGGCCTCCAACTTGGAAGGATCATCAAGGACATCAGTAACTTTTAGATCTCCTGGAGAGGCCAACCACATGTTCGTGATTTTCTTTTTGAGTTTTCTAGCAGCATCTTGTATTTCTTTGACCCTGTTGCCTATTGATTCAACTTCAGCTTGGGTTGTTCCACTAAATGCGAAGATCTTCCCAAGTTTTCCTTCCTCAAAATTACCAAGATTGAATAGATCTATTTGCTTTGTTACCTTGACTTGATCCAAGCATGAATTGAGTATCGGAGTACCATATTCATCTGGAAGAATCCTATTAAAATGGCCTTCAATTATCTCTTTCTTTGAATAGCGCCTTGTGATATTAATACCCGATACTAGAGCATAAGCAGTTTCCCAGAGTGGGATTTTGTGTTTTGTGCAGATCTCCGGCTCTTTTGAAACAATATCTTCTTCTTCCTCAAGATTACAGATTGGACAGAAATATCCGTATTCATTGTCTTCTGGCCTAATCTTTTTGAGATGCAATCCATTTTCGACGAACAATCCCAAAGGCTTTTTGGAAAGGATCATCTTTCCAGATTTGTTTCGCCCAATATAACTAACAGAAATATATCCATCATCAATAGAGAGTACCCACTTCAGGTATGATCTAATTATCTCGTATAGATCCACTTCGGGACTTGGATTGTCAATGAATTGGGTAAATACTTTCTTTTGTGCAGGATCTGGCTCAACAAGATTTCCCCCACAAGTACACTTGCCAGATTCAGGTTTTTGATCGTAAGTTTCCTCACAGACAATACACTTGTAATTGAAAAGAGGCTTTATCATCCAAGGGGTATTTGTGATTTCCCTGATAATTGCATTATGCACCGATTGCACCAGTGGGGATCTTTGGCAATATTGAAAGATCTGTTCCTTTGTAATTTCTTCAAAAATAGGGTCCGTTCTTTCAGTGAGATATAAACTGCCGTTGCTACCTGTTATATACATCTGTTTTTGAAGTGTTTCGATCTGGGATTTCATTGCGCCGATCTGTTTTGTCAGCGCAATGGGATTAATTTTGTCGAAAAAACGTCATATCAATACTCCAGTTTTATTCACCAGATGAAATACTATAAAGTGTCAAAAAAATTTATATATCTTTTCTAAAAATATTAAAAAAATTAAATTTCAAGCATGTCGGCAATATAGTGAATTGCAACGGGGTCGTTTCTGAACTTCCTCAAGAGTTCAACAATCTGATTCAAGTCATAATAGCCGGCTTCAACAAAAACTTTTTCACCTTTTTCATGCGAGGGAAAATACCATTTGTATTTCAGGATTTCTTCCCCGGGAACAAGGTCATCAAGTGAGTTGAATTCTCCTTTCTCCATCATGCATCAGCCTCCTCTGCCCATCTTTTCTTCACATAGTTGCTAAATCCATTTTCTTCAGGATCTTCATCTTCTTCGTCAGTGCCAAAATATTCATCGAAGGGAAAATAAGGAATACATTTCTTCATGGTATATTCTCCTTTGCATGCACTTTCACAAGGCCACCAAGTGCAATTTTGGCGTAGTCGTTTTTTACAAGCCTAACATCGGTAAGTTCTGCCTTTGCAACATCAAGCGCTCTTTTTAGGGCCACATTCTCCATAATCTGCTCCTCGCAAGCTGTTCGGAGTTCGTCCCTGTCCATACGGTCCAGTGCTGCAACTTGCCTATCCAATTCACTCATGCACATTACGCATCAGCCTCCTCTGCCCACCTTTTTTTCACATA